ACTAGAAAAAGTAAAAAAATAAAATTATGGGACAAAATTCAACAGAAGTAGCTTATGGCTTTGGTCAATTTGGATCTACTTATTTAACTGGCGATGGTGCAATATTAGATTTAAATAACGCTGATGCAAAATACTATGTTTGCGCTATAACGTGTACAGAAGACGTTACATTTGATGATTTAAGAATTTTAGATGGAGGTGTACAATTAGGTTTTGGAAAAACTCATTTTGTTTCTACTGAAGATACACAAACATTAGACACGGACTGGGGAGCTGATACAGACGCAGGTGATAATGACGGTAAGGTTGTTACAACATCACACACGTTTCCTAAAGGCGTAACTATATATGGTATGTGGGATTTTGTAGAACTTAATAGCGGCGCTTGTGTTTGTTACGTAGCACCAAGACCAGATTATCACAAAAGAACTAGAGCGGCAGCTATATAATGTTAGGACTAGGGAATAGTATATCGATTACTCCTGATTTTGAATGGGGTAATTCAAAGTTTTTATCATTTGATGGTGTAGATGATAAAGCCGAATTTACAGTTGATTCGGATTTTATAACTTCTGTTGCGGGAGAAGGCAGTATAGGAGCTAACATAGGTTTTTCTTTTTGGATAAAGCCCACATGGGATACTTCTGGTTCTGTTGGTACCACTGGCTTTGCGCCTAGAAATATAAGATTATTTTATCTAGGAGCACCAGCTGACACTCATGAGTCTATACAAGGTTATTATCAATTAACTAACAGCTCAGGTACAACTCAAAACAGATTATGGTCTGAACTAAGAGCTACCACTGGCTCTAACACTAAAGACAACGATTATTCAGTACTACATAGCGAAAACAGTATAACAGGTACAGGTACAGGTAGTAGTGATCATTGGAAAACAGATAATCCATCTGGTGAAGGTTGGGTACATATAGTCATGACAAGAGCTACAGGTAATTTTACCCAATATTGGAACGGCCAAGCTTTTACAATGAACGATAGTGATACTGGAACACTAAACACAGATAATTCTATAGCTAGAATCATGAGGTTTGGTGGACACAATCCTAGTAGTACTTTTAGTAAATACGGTATTAGAGATTTTGCTATATTCACAAAAGAACTAAATGGTACTCATGCATCAACTTTATATAATTCAGGCACGTTTTTTGATATAAGAACATCTGGAATAGATAATTTAGGGGTTTATTATCCATTTAACGAGAACGTTAGAGATATAATTGGAGGACATAACTTAACATTAACAGGCGGAACATTTACAGCTTTATAATATGAAATACGCAATATTAAACACAAGTGATATAAATACAGTAGATTTTTCTAAAGTAAAACAAATAGATGCTAATTCTGTTAGAAAAAGTTTAGATGGATCTAAGTTTATGGTAAAATTTGAAGGAGATACACCTGATTTTTTAGATGGTGTAACACTTTATACAAATGAAGAAATGATAGAGATTCTTTGGGATTTAAATAACGGATGGCAAACAGAAGACGAATAATATGTTAGGATTAGGAAATACATTATCAGGAGGAGCGGCTTTAGATGAATTTACAGCTGCTAGTATATCAAGTCTAGATCTTTGGTATGATTTTAGTACTGTAACAGGTTCTAACGGGGACGCGCAAGCTTCTTTTACTAACGCTGGTGATGGTGGTAGTGATTATGATTTAGCACAAAGTGACGCTGATAAAAAACCAAACTTAGACACAAGTGAGTTAGGGTTAAACAGTTTAGATTTTGATGATGATAGATTTGAGTTAGCTAATGCTTATTTAACAACAGATAAAACTTTTACGTTTTTTTGTGTTTTTGAAATGGACGCTATGAGTGGGTCAGCTGGTGTTGATACTCTTTTTGGCGGTTCTTCAGCCGATGCTAATATGATAGGTATTTATAATGCGTTAAATGTTACTACTAGATTTAACGCAGAAGTAACAAGTGGTTTAAACACAATAGAATACGTGAAAAATTCTTTAACTACACAAGATCCTCAATACACGGGTGATGCTACAAGCACAACTGGTTATTCTTGGACCGCTGATCCAGAGATAATAGTTTTAACAAGAGCAGCAGATAATGAAATTAGAATATATAATAAAGCCGGAGCTTAAATAGGTCTTTCTACCAGTTATACTAATAATCACGCTGATACAAATTTTCAAGTAGATCACATAGGTATGTTAGCGAATGGCGGTAGTAAAGCAAATGGATGTATAGGTGAAATAGGGTTATACAATAAAACTTTGACAGCAGATGAAGTTTCAAGTTTGATTACTCATTTAGCTTCTAAGTGGAGCGTATCATAAACAATTATTAACAATTAAATTAAATTAAATATGGCAAAAAAGAAAATGGTTGACTTAAAACCAAAAGCAGAAAAAGTATCTGACGAGCAATTAAAACAATTACAAAAAATAATTAGTACTAGCAATAAATTACAGTTTGATATAGGCACACTAGAAACACAAAAACATAGTATGCTACACGCAATGTTCCAAGCTAATGAAAAGATACGCGCTTTACAAGATGAATTTCAAAAAGAATATGGCACATATGATATTAACATCCAAGATGGAGCAATAAATTACAAAGATGAGCAAACTGATAAGAAAGATTAGTGTAGGTAAAGATTACAAAAACGACGCCATGCATTATTCTGTTGGTCAGGAAGTGTATGGTGGGCACACTATTTGTGATATTATAGAAGAGAAGGATAAGTTTTCTATTTATATCAAAAAAAACAAAGACGTTTTACCATGGAAAGACTTTAATAAAAACATGGCTATATCTGTTGAATATAATTTAGAATATTAATGAAGAGTGTTTATAATTTTGTTGTAACACCAAAAGGACAAAGATACAATAATAATAAAGATATTGATGACAAAGAACTTATTTTAAATACAGAGATTTATAATCATCAATTTGTAAATAGAGAAGCCATAGTTATATCAGTCCCTATGATAGGTGATGATTTAGGTATAAAACCTGGTGATACTGTTATAACGCACTTTAATGTTTTTAGAAGATGGTTAGATATAAGAGGTAAAGAAAAAAATAGTAGAAGTTATTTTGATGAAAATACTTATTTTATAACTAAAGATCAAATATTTTTATATAAAAGAAATAATCAGTGGCAAGCACCAAAAGGATATTGTTTTGTTCAACCTATAAAAGAAACTGATAAGTTTAGTGTAGAAACAGAAAAACCGCTAATAGGTGTAGTTAAATACTCTGATAATACTGTTAATGTAAATGACGTCATAGGATTTAAACCTAAAACAGAATGCGAGTTTATAATAGACAATGTTAAACTATATCGAATTTTATCTAATTTTATAACAATTAAATATGAACATCAAGAAAACGAAGAAGCGTATAATCCAAGCTGGGCACAAAGCAGTTGAAGAATTAATTAAAGTAGCCAAAGAAGCTATCGTGGACAGTGATGATGATATATCAGCTGACAGATTGAAAAACGCAGCAGCTACTAAAAAGTTAGCTATATTTGACGCGTTTGAAATACTTAATAGAATCCAAGAAGAAGAAAATATATTAGAGGGTAAACAACCTGAAGAAAAAGAAGAAAAAGTATTTAAAGGATTCGCAGAAGGAAGATCGAAATAATGTACGAGCAAACTTTATATCAAATAATAGAACCTGTAAAAAGAACTACTATAAGTAGACTTAACAAGGGTAAAAAATGGAAGTACGGTTATAATAAAGAACATGACTTAATTGTTATTTCTAAAACTGGACAAGTAGGTGAAATATATGATATACAAGGTTTAAGAATAGCTTTACCAAAACAACCTAAAAGTATACTTAAGCACGAAAAAAATAAATGGGTTAAAATAGATCAACCAAAAGAATTAAGTAAATTAAAAAATATATTTGATTGGAGATACTATCCAGAGGAAGCAAAAGACCAATGGTATGATTATATAGATCAAGAGTTTGAAAGAAGAGAAAACGGGTTTTGGTTTACTAATAACAATAAACCAACCTATATAACGGGTACACACTACATGTATTTACAATGGAGTAAAATTGATGTTGGAGCTCCTGACTTTAGAGAAGCTAATAGACTATTTTATATTTTTTGGGAAGCTTGTAAGGCTGATAAAAGATGTTACGGGATGTGTTACTTAAAA